GAATTGTAGAAAAAACTCCTATTCATATTCAATTTGAACTAGCTTCTGCCTTTGATTTAGCAGGTATTAAGTTACCAAGAAGAAATGTAATGGGAGGTAACTGTAGTTGGAAATACCAAGCAGCTTCTAAAGACGTATCTATTGGAAGTAGAGAAGGAGGCTGTCGTTGGAACACTTATAGTCGATTTGAGGATACTGATGGAACAGCTCGTACTGTTTATTTTAATCAAAAAGATGAGGAAGTAATAAGTTCAGGATTAACTTTAAATACTGATTTATCAAGTATAACTGTAGGTTTTTATTATAAAGTTGCTAAATCAGGTTTAGTACAAGTAAAAGCAGATGGTTCCTTAACTATTGGACAAAGTAGTTTCGATTATTGGCAAGCTGCAGTAACTACGGCTCAACCGGGCACTGCTTCAGATAATAATGTTAATTTTAGAAGAGTAAGAGTTTATAGTGCTTATAGTGCAAGTACTACATATAAAGCTTATACTGATCCAAATTATAATGAGTATGTAACTTATGATAGAGGAAGCGATGATGCTCATGATAGACTATGGCAAGTAAAAAGTACAACACAATATGCAAGTGCACACGATGCTACTCCTAATTTTAATAAATATTGGCAGTTAGGAGACAGGTGTTCAAAGTCATTAACAGGTTGTTCTAGAAGATTTAAGTCTAAATTTGCTACTATTGATAGTAGTGTTAGACGAATACTTGGCGAAGTTGATGTAGTTTTACCTTTTGGGGGATTTCCTGGTTCAAGAAAGTTTTCATGATTATAGAACCTCATTTTGATACTATAATTGATCATTTTAATACTGAATATCCAAGAGAAGGTTGTGGCGTAATTGGAATACAAAAGGGGAAATCAAAATGGTTTCCTTGTAAAAATGTAGCAGAAAATGATGATGATTTTATAATTGATTCTACTGATTATATAAGAGCTAGTCATATATCAGATATTGTAGCAGTAGTTCATAGCCACCCAGATACAGGTCCAGAACCGAGCGAAACAGATGTGAAGCAGTGTAATGGATTAAATCTAGATTATTATATAATTAGTATTCCCGAAATTAAACTTCATCATTTACAGCCAAGTCATAGAGACCTACCCTTAATTGGTAGAGAATATGATTTTGGTGTGACAGATTGTTTTTCATTAATACAATCATACTATGAAAAATTTGGAATTGACATGCCGAGATATGCGTTTGAGGATGACTGGTGGGATAAAGGACTTGATTACTTTGGAGATTTATGGAAAAATTACGAAGGGTGGAATGAAGTGACTGACGGAAGTTTAATTAAAAATGATTTATTATTTTTTAATGTTCAATCAGAAGTACCAAATCATTGTGGAATTTATTTAGATGATGACTTATTTTTACATCATGCAGGAAATAGATTATCGTGCAGAGAATTACTACACCCTAATTGGGGTAAGTGGAAAACAAAAAGTTTAAGGAACGAAAAATGCAAACAGTAATATTAAAAGGAGAATTAGGAAATCGCTTTGGAGAAAAGTGGAATGTTAATTGCGATAATCTTTTAGGCATTTTTAAATTAATAGAATGTCAGAGAGAAGGTTTTAGACCTTATATGTTAGAATGTCAAGAAAATGAAATAGAATTTAGCGTACAAAGAGGGAATACTTATGTAGAAGATGAAAGTGAGTTGTTAATGTCAGTTGGAGAACATGATATAACAATTACTCCACTTCCTAGAGGTTCAAAAGGAGTAGGTAAACTTGTAGCTGCAGTTTTTCTTATTGCCGCGGGTTACTGGATAGTACATGCAGCTGGAACTGCCGCGGCAATGGGATCTGGATTTTCGGGCTTTACACTAGGAGCAACTAAAGCAATTGGTTATAGCTTAATGGTGATGGGAACTTCAATGGGACTAAGAACAATTAATGAAATGCTTATGCCAACAAGTGACCAAGATGACGAGGATGATTCTCATTTATTTGGAGGTCCAACTAATAATACTGCTGAAGGCACACCAATTCCTATAGCTTATGGAGAGTTAATGGTAGGTGGTGTTGTTATAAATGGAAGCTATACCGCTACAAAAGGAAAAAGTTATGGTAGTGGTAGTACTAATACAACAGATGGTGTTATGTCAACAAGGGGTGGAGGAGATACAGATGCAATTCAACTACAATAATGGAGATATGACATGTCAGGCGCACTAAGTCGAGAAGCAGAGGCTGCTTTAGAGGCATGGGGGACTGGTGCAGGCTCTACTAATACTAGTAGATATATAAGTGGTGAAACAGAATCAAAAGCTATAGTATTTGATGCACTATCTGAAGGTGAAATTTTTGGCTTAGTAAATGGTGACGCAAGTGTATATTTAAATGATACTCCTATAGCTGATCAAGATAATGCTAAAAAGTATGGAAACTTGATTACAACTGCAACAACTACTGCAGATAGTACTACAGTCGCAATAGAAGCGGATGCTATGGACGATTTAGATACTACTGTAGGCACTAGATTTATAAGAATAGAAGGAGCCGGAAAATCTGGAGTTTCTTCAGATCCAGATGTTACATTTACAACAGTGGCTGGAGACAGCACAATAACAGCAAGTGCTAGCTTTTTTATAGCAGGTATGGTAACAGGAACAACCTTTGAAGATGGAGCTAGCATAATAAGAATAAATGATGCAGGTAATAACGAGGGTGGTAAGTACATTGGAAAAATTACAAAATATACTAGTGCTACAAGTGTCGAAGTTGCTCCTATACCTCAAATTGACGCGTCAGGAAAAGCAGGAGTTATAGATCATGTATCTACAATTTCTAGTTATAATATTGCAGGTAATTCAATAGTTATAAGTACTGCAGCAGAAACCGCTATTACTAGTGCTAGAACTACTATATTTCCACCACAAGTCGATGTTACTGATTTTTCAAGTACTAGTTCTACTAGAAATTTTGAGGATGTAGGTATATCATTTAGAACTGGTTGGGCAGATCAAACTTCTATTGGTTCAAATAGTCCTTTAACAGGCGGTAATATTACTGTTCCTAATGCTGCTTTTGTTGTTAATCCCAATACTAGATTAGATTGGAATTCAACATTTGGAGGCAGTGCTTCTGATACAACTATTACTGCTTCAACTGTTGGAGTACCAGATGCATCTGAAACTGACCAAATAAAACTCACTATAGAAATGCCTCAATGTTTTGCTATAAGTACTAAATCTGCTACTGAATATAATTCTTGGCTAGAATTTACTTGTGACTTTGAATATTCAAGAGATGGGGGAAGTAGTTATTCTAGTACAAGAGTAATAGGCGAAACTAATAGTGTAATAAATAGTAGGGGTGTTCATACTTTTGATGATACTAATACTACGTCTTTACATCAGGGTTTTATAGTAAATAAAACTAAAAAACCTTTTCAAGAAGAATATACAATTCCTATAGAGGCATATAAACCTTTTGACGACTGGAGAGTAGTAATTCAAAGAGCTAATGAGCCTAATAGAGCTAATGGGCATCATGATAATATGAATGAGGCTTTTATTAAGCATATAGAAGCACAAGTAACTGATAGACTTAACTATCCGCATACTGCAATAGCTGGATTATCTTTTCGAGCAAAAGATTTTTCTTCTATCCCAAAACGAGCTTATCATATAAAAGGTAAAAAAATTAAAGTCCCTACTAATTATTTAAGTAGAGACGAAACAGATTCAACTAGTGCATCTTATAAACGACATGTGACTACAGGTGTTGCCCAAGGTGCCTATCAAGATTGGGATGGTAATTTTAGAGGGGATTCATCAACTTTTGCTGAAAGTCATGTAAATCACAATCCAGTTTATTCTAATAATCCAGCATGGATATTTTATGATATAATTACTAATTCTCGATATGGATTAGGACATATCGTTGATAGTAGTTTAGTAGATAAATATGCCCTTTATCAAATAGCAAGATACTGCGACGAACTAGTATCTGACGGAAAAGGAGGAGAAGAGCCTAGATTTACTTGTAATGTTTATATTTCAAAAGCTACAGAGGCGTATAAAGTATTAAAAGATTTAGCTACTGTATTTAGAGGTATAACTTAT